TTTATTGATGAGGCAGCATTTATTGAGGGATGGGATGAATTCTTTACTTCTGTTTACCCTACTATTTCTTCGGGTGATGAAACTAAAATTGTTCTTGTTTCAACACCAAATGGTTTAAATCATTTCTATAGTATATGGGTAAATGCTGTTCAAAAAAGGAATCAATATAACTTTATGAAAGTTATGTGGCAAGATGTTCCTAATCGTGATGGTAAATGGAAAGATGAAACCCTTGCTGCTATGAACTTTGACATTGAAAAGTTTCAACAAGAATATGAATGTGAATTTCTTGGTTCATCTGGAACACTGATTGCTGGTTGGAAGTTAAAAGAACTTGTTCATATGAATCCTGTGTCTGACAAAGAAGGTCTTACACAATATAAACAAGCAGAAAAAGAACATGCATATATAACAGTATGTGATGTTTCTCGTGGTAAGGGACTAGACTATTCTGCATTTCAAGTTTTAGATGTTACATCTATGCCTTATCAACAAGTTTGTGTTTATAGAAATAATGCTATTTCACCTGTTGATTATGCTAGTATGATACATGGAGTAGCAAGAGGTTATAATGATTCTGCTGTTCTTGTAGAAATTAATGATATTGGCGAACAAGTTTCACATTCACTTCATTATGATTTAGGATATGATAATATTCTTTTTACTGAAAATGCTGGTAGAAGTGGTAAAAGAATTACAGGTGGATTTGGTAAAGGAGAAATAGATAAAGGTATCAGAACAACTAAAATTGTAAAATCTGTTGGTTGTTCTATATTAAAATTATTAATTGAACAAAATCAATTAATAATAAATGATTTTAATACTATTAATGAACTTTCTACCTTTTCTAAAAAAGGTAAATCATATGAGGCTGAACATAATAAACACGATGACTTGGTAATGTGTTTGGTTTTATTTGCTTGGTTATCAGATCAAGATTATTTTAAAGAATACACTGATATTAATACTCTTATGTCTTTAAGAGAAAAAACTGAAGAAGATATTGAGCAAGATTTAGCTCCTTTTGGATTTATTTTTGATGGGCGTGAAGATTTTTATGATGAATCTTTTGAAGAGATAAATCCAGATGCGTGGATGTTTAATGACTCGTTGAAAATCAACTTTTAATAAATACTAAAAAATATCGTAATCAATCCACGTAAAGGAGAATAAAATGCCATTTCAGTTAAGCCCAGGTGTTAATATTACTGAAATTGATTTAACAACTGTAGTGCCTGCAGTAGCCACTACAGATGGTGCCATTGCTGGTGTCTTTCGTTGGGGTCCAATTAAAGACAGAGTTCTTATTGATTCAGAAAATCTTTTAGTTTCAAGATTTGGTAAGCCAACAAATTTTAATGCTGAAACATTTTTTACTGCTGCTAATTTCTTAGCATATGGTAATAGACTATATGTTTCTCGTGCAGCAGATGTAGATGGCGCTACTCCACAAGTAGATAGTGTTGTAGCAAATACTTCTGCTTCTGGTGGTGCTGTTTTCACTGCATCAAATACAACTGCTATTTCTGTTGGTATGTATGTAACACAGACAAGTAATTCTACAGTTATTAACGCTACTGGTAAATCAGTAAATGTTACTGCAGTAAACTCTTCTTCATTTACTCTTAGTAAAAATGCAGCAGCAAACGATACAATATCAGTTTATTTTGCAAACCCAGAAACAACTTATACAGCTGTTGCTATTCAAACAGATTCTTCAAACGGTATTGTCTCAAACCTTGTAAATCAGATTGTTCTAAACGAACAAAGATATGATGATAAAGATGGACAGTTTGATGCTGATGTTCTTTATGTAGCAAAGTATCCCGGTAAATTAGGTAATGATTTAAGAGTTTCTGTCTGCGATGCTTTTGATGGGTTTTCTTCAAACATTGCACTTTCTAACTCAACAGTAAATACTGCAGTTGAATTTAGAGTTGGTTCAAATACAGCAACAATCAAGTTTGAAGGAACTTCAAATGCTTCTGCAGCTGCAGTAGCTGGACAACTTTCTGTTGGAGATCAAATCCTTACTGGTAACTCATCTATTTCAAAGCAGTATCTACAGTTAAAATCTAAGACTGTAAATTCTACATATGTTAATACTTCTGCAATTTCTATTTCGGGTGCAGTTGTAAATAGTGCTCTTGACTTTATCACCATTTCTTCTAACCCATATACAAATGGTGATATTGTTGTTTATGCAAATGCTGCTGGTAATGCAGAAATTACTGGTCTAACTAGTGGTGATACATATCACGTTGTTCAAGCAAACACAGCGGGTGTTAAACTTTCAACTACACCTTTTGGTTCACCAGTAGATATTTCATATGTTGCTTCTAATACTTCTGGAACTTTAACTGGTAATACAAATACAGTTGTTCTTGGATTTGAAGACCCATATAGACTAAGAAAAGATTTTGTTGATACCAAAGTTCAAAGATATTGGGAATTCTTTAATGTTATTGATACAGCACCAGGACAATCTGACTTTGTAAGATTTAATGGTAATACTTCTGCAAATGATGAAATGCACGTTGTAGTTGTTGATGAAGATGGTGGTTTCACAGGAACTCCTGGTTCTATTCTAGAAACATTTAAGAATCTTTCTAGAGCATCTGATGCAGTTAATAATGATGGTGCTACAAATTATTATAAAGAAGTTATTAATGATGTTTCAAATTATATTTGGTGGGCAAATGACAGAACAACTGCAGTTTCAAACACTGCTATTAGTCTTGAATCTGCTTCAAATACAACTCCTGGTTCTTATAACTTTACATTAGGTGAAGATGGTAAGAGTGAAGCACTTACTCCTGTTTCAACCTTAATGGAAGCATATGATGAATTTAGATCTTCAGAAGATGTTGATATTTCACTTATTATGCAGGGCAAACCAAGAGGAGGTACAACAGTATCTGGTGGCGAAACAATTGAAAACTTCCAACTAGCAAATTATATTATTGATAATATTTGCGAAATTAGAAAAGACTGTGTTGTTCTTATTTCTCCAGATAAAAGTAAAGTTCTAAATAACTATGGAAATGAAGCAGAGTCTCTTGTAAACTTTAGAAATGTTCTTCGTAGCTCATCATATGGTATTATGGATTCTGGTTATAAGTATATGTATGACCGTTACAACGACCTTTATCGTTATATTCCATTAAACGGTGATGTTGCTGGTCTTTGTGTAAGAACAGATCAAACAAGAGATCCTTGGTTCTCTCCAGCTGGATTTAATCGTGGCCAGATTAAAAATATTATTAAACTACCATTCAATCCAAGAAAAGCAGAAAGAGATTTAATATATCCAAATGGTGTTAATCCAGTAGTTGCTTTCCCTGGTCAAAGCACTATTCTATTTGGTGATAGAACTCTACTAAATAAACCAAGTGCTTTTGATAGAATCAACGTTCGTAGATTGTTTATTGTACTTGAAAAAGCAATTTCTGTTGTTGCTAAATTCTCACTCTTCGAATTTAACGATGCATTTACTAGATCACAATTTAAGAATCTAATTGTACCATACCTCAGAACTGTTCAAGGCCGTCGTGGTATTACAGATTTCTTAGTTGTATGTGATGAAACAAACAACACTCCTGATGTAATTGATAGAAACGAATTTGTTGGAGACATTTATATCAAACCAGCTCGTTCTATCAACTTCATTCAGTTGAATTTCGTAGCAGTTGGAACTGGTGTACAATTCTCTGAAGTCGTCGGACGCTTCTAATATAAATACTAAATAGATACAAATACAGGAGTAAAAGATGCCTTTTAACATTAGTTCCTTTAAAGAAAACGGTCTGGTATATGGTGGTGCCAGACCATCCCTATTCTCTGTGACACTTAATGTGCCACAGGGAATTGGTATTGATAATGTTTCGGTAGATAAGTTTAGATTTATGTGTAGAACAGCTGAATTGCCTCCATCAGCAGTAGCAGCAATTGATGTGCCATATTTTGGAAGAAGAATTAAAATTGGTGGTGATAGAGCTTTTGGCGATTGGACTGTTAATATTATGAATGATGAAGATTTTGCTGTAAAAGCATTATTTGAAAAATGGTCAAATGCTATTAACAGAATGCAATCTAATGTTCGTGATCCAAATGTTTCTACTGAGGAATATAAACAAGACTTAATGTGTACTCAATATTCTAAAGATGGTATTAAAATTAGAGAATATAGAATTATTGGTGCGTTCCCAACAACAGTAGCTGGTATCGGTTTAGATTGGGATGCTCAAAATACTGTTGAAACATTTGGTGTTACATTTGCATATGATTATTGGGTTCCAGAAATTGAAACTTCTGATAAGAAAGCTGGTGGTGTAAATGCTTACAGACCAGAATCAGAACTAGATGG